CGGACCGAAGTCCGCCCCCTCGTAGGGGATTACTGGTCAGCGAAGGGGTCCTCGTTGACCGTGGGCTCGGGCTGTGTCTTCGGAGCCGTGCGCTCCAGAGACTGGATCCCGATGGTGTTGACGGCGACCGAGATGACTCGGATCGTCGTGGACTGGCCCTTGGAGCCGTCTTTGCGGGAGAACTCCTCGGTCTTGATCTCGCCGTAGACCATGACGGGGAGACCGCTGGTCAGGATGCGCTTCGCGGAGGGCACGATGCCGTTGAAGAGGCGGCACTGGTACTTGGAGGTGTGACCCTGCGGGTTGTACTCCGTGGCGGGCTCGTTGACGTAGAGCGGGAAGGACATCCACTCCTTGCCGTTGGCGCCGACTCGGACTTCGGGCTCGGCAACGATGTTACCGATGAGCGTGACGTTCGTGTTCATGGTGTTCTCCTTGTTGGTTGGGGTTGATCTTCTGAACTTGCTGTGGGGCGTGGCCCCCGACTCGAAGAGTCGGTTGGGGGCCACCCCCGACCCGCTTGCCGCTACTTTTTCGGCGAGGCGGGCTTGTGGAAGCCACGACCCTGCATGATGTAGTACAGGGCCTTGGGGTCCTTCTCTTGCGTCATGCGGTCGTAGTCCGCCTGACGACGAGCGATGATGGCGTCTGCCTTGCGCTTCTTCATGGTTGGCTCCTTTAGCCGTAGGTGATGTTGTCGAAGGTTTCGGTTCCGCAGTCGGGGCAGTTTGCTCCGTACGACTCGCAACCGAAGACGATATCTTCGATGTCGTACATTGGGGCCTGATCGAAGTTGCTGGTGATGCGTGCTGTGACTATTGCCACGACATCCCCGAGTCGGATGTAGTACTTTTTGCAGCTGTTGTCTAGCACATCGAACGGCGTGGCTCGGTAGAGGATCTCGCACAAGACTTGTGCGAAGGTGTTTACTGGTTTGGGGCGGTTCCGATCTACTCGGGAGTGGATCGGCTTGGTCTCGTTCAGGTTGAACTGGGTCATCACTGCTCCTTTGGGTTGATGGGGGCCAGCCTTGCGCTGGCCCCCTGCTAGGCGTCGGTGGAGTGGAACAGGACTTCGACGCACTCGGCGTCGAAGGTGTTGCGGATGAGGAGATCGAAGAAGTCTTCGACTTCGACGGGCTCCTCTTGGGTGGGTTTGTTGGTCGGCTGGTCGTCGGGCATGGTCTTGACCTTTCTGTTTGTATGAAGGGAGGGGCGCTCACGAAGCGGAGCGAGTGCCCCTCCCTTCGACCCGCTTGGGTCAGCAGTTGCCCCAGATGCCTTCGGCAGTGAGGATGGCGCGACGTTCCCAGTACTTGTACTTCGGGAACTTGGAGTACCACTGCCCCTTGTAGGTGTACTCGCGTGCGAGTCCAGCCTTGATTAGGCGCAGGCCGTGGTCTTTGCCGTCGATATCGACGTAGGCGAGCGTGCGCCCGTATTTGTCGTGGCCGACCTTGGTGATGGTCACGGTCTTGCCGAGCAGGGCTTGCTTGGTGTAGCGGCTGGCCTCGGGCCCGCCGCACTCCGTGGGCTTCCACGGGGAGACGGTCTCGGGCGTGTCCACGCCCAAGAGGCGGACCTTCTCGGTCCCGTTGACCACGATGGTGTCACCATCGATGGTGCGGGTGACCTTGACCTTGGTGGTGCTGCTCGCAGCACCAGCGAGATCGCCGAGGGCGACGATGGAGCAGATGGCGATGATGATCGCCGAGAGCACGCGAAGCGTGCGGTGGAGCATCTTCATGGCTGTGCCTTCCGTTAGGGGATGGTTGTTGCCGCGCAGCGAGGGGGCCAGCCTTTCGGCTGGCCCCCTGAGGGAGCGCTAGTACGGGAGAGCGTCGTCGATAACCCCGATGAGGGTCTCCACCATCGCAGCGGTACGAGCCGTGAGGGTGAGGTCGGCAGCCACGCCGATGAGCAGGGTGCGGATGAACTCCATCTCACGGTCGGTGAGGCGAACCTCGGCGCCCTCGGTGATGAGTTCGCAGGCGCGGGTCCACTCAAAGTGGGGGAGGTGGGGCATGTCAACGTCCCGAGCGTGGAGGTAGCGCTGGTCGCAGGGCTCGCAGGAGTACTGGAGCACGCCGTCGCGCTCGCCGACGAGGATGGTGTCGAACTGGACCTCGCCATCCACGATGGCAGGCTGCTGGCAGTGGGTACAGATGTGCGGGTTGCCGTTCATGACGGGCTCCTTCTGGAGCGGCTGCCCTTGACCTTTCTGATCAAACAGGAAGCGCCGCTCACGAAGCGTAGCGAGTGGCGCTGACTGTAACCCGCTGTGTTGAACAGTGCGGCAAGGCGGCAGGCCCTTGACCTTGGCAGGCTAGAGTGACCGACGGGTGACGATAGGCTTGGGCTGGGTAGCGTTCCGCTACCATCCTCTCTCTCTTCGTGGCCGTCTGGCAGGGCATGCGACCTGCTGGTTTGGCAGGGAGTACTGGCACCCATGGGCTTGACCTTGGCAGCCCCTAGGGGGGGCAGGGGGGGGAGGGGGGATACCCTATATGTGTGTATATAAGGAGGTAGCCGCAATTTGTGTGGTTGCGGGGGACCTTATCCACAGGCAGGGGGGACTGTGTCTTCCAGCCCTAGGGGCGTCTTTAGGGACGCCCCTGCTGTCTTTCTTTTGGGCATGACTGAGGTAGAGGGCTTTGGAAGGCACATGGACCGAGTCTCTACATTGTGCGAGCGCCTTGCGGAGGGTCTCATCCCTCGGCTTCCTCAGGCTTTGCCTGAACCCAGTCCTAGCGGCTGGGCGCTAATCCCGCTTTTACGAGGATCTCTTACTGCTCTACCAAGCGTAGCGGCTTGGTCCCATCAATATACTCTCGTTCTTGCTTACTGTCAAGCATCATCTTTGCTTGTTCACCAAGAATCTCGTCGGTGCAGTCAATGCACCAGTCGGATCCAGCATCGTAACGGGGCTGGTTGGTGCGGGCGCAGACGGGACAGAGTACGGTTTCCATGTCTACAGGGGACAACTGTCCCCTGTTAGTGACAGGAGGAGGCCACAGTGGCACACGAGTCGATCAATCGGATGAAAGAACGCGGGGACATTCTCTCTGCAAAGCAGCGCGACTACATTGAGTGGTTGTGCGACCCAGAGCGCAAGGGGTCCAAGAAGGCATGGGCCACAGACAACGGCGTCGCCGAGACCACCATCCATCGCTGGCAGAACGACCGAGCATTCAAGCAGGCGTACGAGCAGCGCCTTGCCGAACTCAACATCAGTCCCGACCGCATTCAGGATGTCGTGGATGCCCTGCACCGTGCGGCCAAGACGGGCGACACCAAGGCGGCAAGCCTGTACCTTCAGTACGTTGATCGTCTCCAGCCGAAGCGAGTCGTCATCGAAGATGCCCGTGTGGGCAGTCTCTCCGATGCCGATCTCGCAGCAGAACTGGAAGCAATCATGCCCGTACTTCGCGAGGATTGATGCGTTTCTCCAAGACCGAGATTATCCAAGAGGCCAAGTTCCGCCGTTGGCGGGGCAAAAGTCCGAAGGACTTTGACGCGTGCGTCAGATTCTTGTCCGAGTTGGTATACATCCAGCACCCTGAACACGGTGCTATGTTGTTTCCTCTGCGGGAAGCACAGTTGGAGACCCTCAAGACCGTGGTGGATGAACGGTATGTGATTATCCTGAAGGCCCGACAGATCGGGTACTCTACGCTGTTTGCCGCCTACTGTCTGTGGTTGGGCATGTTCTGGCCCGACAACGTGATCGTGATGCTCTCGCGCAACGAGCGCGAGGCCCAGAAGTTGTTGGCCAAGGCGGACTACGCATGGAAACGCCTGCCTGAATGGTTGAAGGAACATGAGTCGATTGGACATCGACTGGACAAGAACGTTATGAAGATGACGTTTGATAACGGTTCGGGTATTGAGTCCATGCCGTCTAAGGAAGACCCTGCTCGTGGTTCAGCGGTGTCGTTGATCATTGTGGACGAGTGGGCCTTCTTTGAGAATGCCGAAGAAGCGTGGGCGTCGATTGAGCCCGTTACCGACGTTGGTGGCCGTGTCATCGGGTTGAGCACTGCTGACGGTGCTGGTAACTTCTTTCATACGTTCTGGAACAGGGCTGTGTCGGGAAACAGTGGGTTCAAACACTTGTTCTACCCGTGGAATGCTAACACCGACCGTGATGATGATTGGTATGATGTCAAGAAAGCCAATATGCTGCCGTGGCAGTTGGCGCAGGAGTACCCCGAAAATCCTGAAGAAGCGTTCATCAGGTCAGGTAACCCTGTGTTCGATGTTGACGCGCTGCGCGCGTTGGAGACCACGGATCCAGCATACGGATACTTGGAGACCGAGGTACAGGGCACTCTGCGCTCGCCAACGTTTTTGGAGATGTCTAGCCAGACCTCGTACATGGAGTGGTCTCCTCCGAAGATCGACCATTCGTATGTGCTGGGCGCTGACGTTGCAGAAGGCTTGGAACACGGTGACTACTCATGCGTGCAGGTTGTATGCATGCAGACGGGCGAGCAGGTGGCCGAGTGGCATGGCCACATCGACCCTGACCTGTTTGCGGAGGAGGTCGCAAAGATCGGTTGGCGGTACAACACCGCGCTGGTTGCGGTGGAGGTCAACAACCATGGTCTAACCACGAACAAGGCGTTACAGCGTTTGAACTACCCGAAGATTTACATCAGGCGTGAACTGGATGGGAAGACCAAGCACCAGTCGCTCCAGACCAAGATCGGCTGGCTGACCACAAAAGCCAGCAAGCCGCTCATGATCGATGAGTTGGGTATGGCGATACGTCAGGGTTTCACGATCCACGATAAAGCCACGGTGGGCGAGATGTTGACGTATGTGCGAGATGAGCGTGGTCGGATGGGGGGATCTCCGTTTGATGATCGTGTGGTGGCTCTGGCTATTGCAATCCAGATGCTGCGGTTTGCCAAGGCGCCCGAGTACTCGCCGCCCACCGAAGTATATGGTACATTCGACTACTTCAAGAACAGAATTTTGAAAGAGGCATCATCAAACCCCAAGCAACCGCTGGGGGCAGTCAACGTGGGAGGCAGAGCCAGTGTTCTATGATCTAGGGGACAAGTGGTCCTATTACGCAATGGACACTTGCATTCACAGAGAAGGTATCGGCGAAGTGGGCCTATGCGCCCGTTGCGAGGATGCTATCCATGCGCAGCAGCATCCCTCCCTGATGGAGGGCTGCTTTGCGTGCAATATTGAGACCGTGGGCTTGACGTACGCCTATGGCCGTGAAGACTTTCATGGCCCGACCATCAGGGAGCGTCAACGAGAGCAGGAAGCAATATGCGAGCGTGACGGGGTCAAGGCTGAACCTGTCGGGGAGCGATGGGTCTAATGGCGGGTCTGAATCCAAGTCAGAACGAATACGCAACGTGGGGCAACCCACAGGACACCCCCACCAAGGGATCCGAATCGCACGCGGCGCGGTTGCGCCGCAATCGCGACCGCATCACCACCGCCAAGCGGTGGCGCGAGGAAGAGAAGTACGACGACACATGGAAGCGCCTGCGGGATATTTATCGCCTCAAGCCGTTCCAGTTTTACTCGCCTGACGACCGCATCGCGGTAGCCATTGCGTTCTCCACGATCAACGTGATTGCCCCATCCGTGGCGGTCAACTACCCGAAGATCACGGTCAAGTCTCAGAGTGAAGATATAGACCAGCAAAACAAGGCGGCGATTGTGGAGGCCATCGCTAACTACTGGTGGCGGCACTTTGACTTTCTTGAAGAGCATCGCCGAGTAGTGCAGGATTTTCTCATCTACGGGCATGGGTGGGGTAAGGTTGGGTGGCGTTACAAGGAAGAGATCCGCCCGCTCTCCGAAGAAGAGCAGGCCGAGATGCTGGACGAACAGGTCGGCCAGACTGACCAGTTCGGCGAAGAATACCCCGACTTGGTCAACGATCTCCCCCAGCCTTCCGATGTGGCTTCGTCGGTCCCCGACGCTGTTGCCGAGACGCTGGAGGACAAGCCGTTCTTTGAACGCGTATCCCCGTTTGATCTGTACGTCGATCCAGAGGCAACAAGCATCAAGGATGCGCAGTGGATTGCCCAGCGTATTGTGCTGCCGCTAGATGTTGCGAAGAAGGACGAGCGGTTCTCCGCGGGTGCCCGACGCAAGTTGTCGGCGGATGGTTCGCTCAAGTGGTTCAACGAGGACTCTAAATCAAACATTCCCGACGATCATGGTCGGGTCACGGTTTGGGAGTTCTACGACCTCATCAAAGAAGAGATGTGCATCTTTGCTGATCAGCAGAAGGACGTTGGCTTCTTGGTGAAGCCAACGCCCTTCCCGTATGCGTACGGACATCCGTTTGTGATGCTCCGCAACTATGAGGTCCCCGACCAGTTTTACACCATTGGCGAGATCGAAGCGATTGAGCCGCTCCAGAACGAGTTGAACCATACCCGTTCTGCGATGGTATTGGCCCGCCAGTTGGACATTCCTAAGTACATGATCCGCAAGGATGCGCTTGGGGTGGACGGTCTGGATGCGTTGACAAACACCACCACCAACGGTCTGGTGCCCGTGCTTGACGACACACCGTTCAACGATGTGATTGCGCCTGTCCCGAACAATGGCGCCAACGCCCAGTTCTATGCAAACCACTCGGAGATTATTGAGTCCGACATCGATAGGGTGACGGGCGTCAACGAGTACATGCGTGGTGCGTTGCCCGAGGTGCGGCGTACTGCCACCGAGGCGTCAATTATTCAGGATGCTGCAAATGCGCGTGCGGCTGACAAGTTGGCTCGCATCGAACATTTCATTGCTGAGGTTTCGGAGCGGTTGGTTCAGTTGGCTCAACAGTTCATGACCGCCCCGCAGGTGGCTCGTATTTCAAATGAGCAGGGTACGGAAGTGTGGGTGCCCTACAACCGCGAGGATATTGAAGGTCAGTTTGACTTTGAGGTTGAGGCGGGTTCAACTCAACCTCAGAACGAAACATTCCGTCGTCAGCAGGCTGTGGCACTCATGAACACTATGGCTCCGTTTGTGGGTCAGGTCATTGATCCTGCGGTTCTGGCTACGCATGTTCTGCGCGAAGGGTTCGGCATCAAGAACCCCGAACGCTTCATTATGGCTCCGCCCCCGATGATGCCTCCCGAAGATGGGGGGGATCTTGCTTCCCCCGATGGCGCTATGCCTCCTGCGCCCCAGCCTTCGGACGGTGGCGCGTCGGGGGCGGAACCTGCTCCTTCTGACCAAATGGCGGGCCAGATGTCCGCCCTACAGGCGGGCGCTGTCCCGCCGCCGATGGGGATGCCGTAATGCCGTTGAACGCCGAAGACCTCAAGAAGTGGTTGGAACTCCGCAGGAAGCGTCTCAAGGATGACGAGGACGGCAAGCAGACTGTAAATCTGCCTAACGGGATCCAGATCCATATTCACATGCCCAAACAGGGTGAGCCCCAGAAATTGCCGTTGAGTGCTGACGGCAAGTCTTTGGCCACTCGTGATGCTGTGGCTCAGTATCCATCATGACCGAACCTCGCGATCTTGTCAGAGTTCTGGAGTATGAGGATGTTGGCGGGGGACAGTACAGCCCTAAGGATGAGCGCACTAAGCGCGCATACGACTTCACGACGACCGCCATCTACGTAGGAGCCGCGCCTAGGGGCACGGTCACCTCGGCGGCGTCGTGGACTATCAAGAAGATTGCGCTAGACGCTGGCGGCAACCCGACAACGACCACATGGACCGACTACGGAACCGCCGTGTGGGATGACCGACTCACGGAGACGTACACCTAGTGGCCGATAATCTTACTACCCAGTCTGGTACTCCAGCAACTGTACCCTCGGCAACGACTATTGCTACCGACGACATTGCTGGCATTCATTACCAGCGCGTCAAATTGGTAGACGGTACCCTTGATGGGACTGGTGCTATTGGTGGCGATGCCACTCATGGTCTAGATGTTGATGTGACTCGCGTGCAGGGCACCGTGACGGTCTCTGGACCGCTCACGGACACTCAGTTGCGGGCCACGCCCGTCCCCGTGTCAGGCACGGTGACGATCACGGACGGGGCGGGTGCTGTCACGGTGGACGGTACGGTGGCTGTGTCGTCCGTAGCGGGCACGGTGACGGTTGATGGGTCGGGAGTGACGCAACCTGTGTCTGCGGCTGCCCTACCGCTTCCTACGGGCGCGGCTACGTCTGCTGCGCAGACGACTGGGAACAGTTCGCTGTCTAGCATCGACGGCAAGGTGCCTGCTCTTGGGCAGGCACTTGCTGCTGACAGCGTTCCTGTGGTGTTGACTGCCTCTCAAGTGACCACGTTGACGCCGCCCGCGGCGATCACTGGATTTGCTACTGCCGTAAAGCAGCCTGCGCTTGGTACCGCTGGCACCGCAAGCGCGGATGTTATTACCGTGCAGGGTATTGCTAGCGGTACGGCGCTTACTGTTACTTCTACGCCTTCTACCGCGACCGCGGTCAGGGGTTCTTCTTCGGCAACAGGCACTTCCGACACTTCGGTAATTGCGGCGGCTGGCTCTGGACTCAAGAATTACATTACGTCTATTTCTATTGCTAATACTGGTACCGCAACCTCGTTGATTACGCTGAAGGATGGAAGCGGCGGCTCAACCCTGCTGACCACATTGGCTCCTGCTCTTGGTGGATCAAACATTACTTTGCCAGTTCCGATTGCCACTACGGCTAATACGGCTTTGTACTTTGCATGCGGTACCGCCGCAACCACTATCTACATTACTGCTGTCGGATATACGGGAGTCTAGGATGCTTGATCAGCCGCAAGATGTAATCGTTGAGCCCGATGTTCCTTTGGAAGTCATTCCTCAGGAAATTGTTATCCAAGAGGTGACCCTCAGTACCGATGGTGAGTCGGTGACGACCGTATATTCGGGAGTTGATGGCGGAATCTATTCGTGTCAAATTCCAAGCGATCTAATTCCTGTTGATAATCCGACCAGTCAGGAAGCAGTG